CACAACACCGCCGGTTGCGTACTTCTGAACAACGCCGCCAGTTGCATACTTGGGCATGCCGCCAGTTTTAAGACCCTTGTGAGCCTTAGACGCTGGCTTGCCCTCATGAGACATCAGCTCTTTCTTGATGCCCTTGATCTGGCGCTCTTCTTTCATGTGCATCGCCTTGCTCTCAACTTCGCCGCCTTTCTTGCGCATCATCGGGGCAGCACCAGCGCCTGCACGCTGAGCCATCGCGGCCTCGAGCATTGCTGCGCGAGGATCAGGACGACGACCCATCGCTGGGCGACCCATCGCGGGACGCGAGGGCATGGGACGACGACCCATAGGTTGGGCTGCAGCGGCTAGAGGAGCAGTAGGCATTGCACCGCCCATTTGCATCTTTGTCTTGCCGCCTTTCTTCATGCCCTTACCGGCCTCATCAACTGAGGGCTCGGTAGATTTCATCATCTTCATCTCTTTGAAACCCATGATCTACCCCTTAGGCTTGTGTGACGCCGAGAGCGCCAGTACGGGTTGAGTTCGGACCAACAGCGATCGCTGGTAACAAGATTCCCATTACGGTGCGAACAATACCATTTGACGCAGTAGCAGGCACATAAGTCCCACGCACGTCGCCTGTGGTGGTCGTTGCGGTTGCAGTGTCAGCGGCGACAAACGTACCAGCATCTTGTGCCAGTGTGTTGTTGCTCTTAACGCTTGCAACGTAAGCCACGTTTGCAACACGAATTGGAAGGCCAAGCACGTTGGTTGTTCCAACAGTCAAGGCAGTACCAGTCGCGCCACTCACGCTCACAGAGGTGATGAGGTAGAAGGCTTTCAAACCGCTCACAGCAGTGCTCACAGCAGCGCTAGAGGTGATTGCCTCGCTCATCGCTTGACCGTAAATGTCAAAACCAGAGACAGTCACAGTCACAGGAGCCACGCCCAAGGTGTAAGTCAAACCTGTTGGTGTGCCTGCCGTGGTCACCACCGCAGCGCCCGCTGTGGTAGTCAGGGTTGCAGAGGTCGCTGTTACAGCGGTCAGGATGTAGGTCGTTGGGTCGGTGTAGCCAGTGATGGTACCGGTGCCACCTAAAGTGCCAGAGATTGTCAAACGCTGACCAGTTACCAAGCCAGCTTGCGAGGTGAAGGTAATCTGACCACCAGTGCCTGCAATCACAACGCTTGCCAATGTTGCAGCAGCGGCAGTTGCAGTCGTTACTCTGACGCCACGAGGAACATCAAGCGAAAAAGCAGCAGTGCCAGCGACTGTAGTGACTGACTTCACGTTAGTCCCAGCCGTTAGCGTCAAGGCACCCGCGGCGGCAGGAGTTTGTGATGCGGCAATGTTGTTTGCAACAGCGGCTTGAGGAACCACATCCCACACATAGATGCGACCCAAGGGGCCAACACCCAAGCTCATTGGAGATGGATTGTCAAAAAGCTCTAAATCATGCAAAGTCAACGCAACAGTGTTTGCGATGTTGATTGCTTGGTTGAGGATATAAGTGCCAGCACCACCAGTGCCAGTACCGAATGCAGTGATGTAAGTGCCGTCAGTCACGCCTGTGCCATCGACATACATGCCGACGACGATTGGTGCGCCAAAGCCCACAGAGGTGATTGTCAGGGTTGTGGATGAAACGCTACCAGTACCACCGATTGCGGTAGTTGAATAGTTGCGTAGACCCGTACCCATAAAAGTTGGTGCAGAACCTAAGAATAGGTCGTCTGAAAATTGGGGCATTTTAAATCTCCTGTGGCTTGAACCACTCGGTGAATAGAAAAAAGGGGCTAATCTTTTGGACTAGCCCCCGTTACTTTACACGCCGGGCGTGCCGTACACTGCGCGAGGGTCGGTCCACGAAATCGTGTAACGCTCTGTCGCTTTGTAGCGCATTGAGTCAGTCTCGAAGTCGCCTTCCATGGTCTTTTCAAGACCACGGCGCATCATCAACTTCAGACCTTCTGGCGCGTCAGTCTGCACCCACCAGTTGGTGGCTGAAGTCAAACGGCTCAGTACCGAAGCGCCCTCGGGCATCAGACCAATCGACTTGACTGGGTTGATGTCGTTGTTGGCGGTGCCGGTACGGAGCACAGACTTGAGCAGAACTTCTGCTTGGAACACGTTGCCCGGTGCAACGATCAGCTTCAGCGGCTGAAGACGGATCTTCTTGCCGTTGTTGTCCACAGCTTGGCGCACTTGGATGAGCATCTGCTCAAGCGAAGTTTGCGACAAGTTAGCTGCGGTCGTGAGCTGGTTGCTAAACACGCCGTTTACGATCGGGTGCGAGGTGTTGGTGAGTGAAACGCCATCGCCGCCGACGTAGCTGCTATTGAACGCACGGTTCAATACGTTAGCTGCGAGCAGTTCTTTGGTTTCAATCAACGACTGCGCTAAGTGTTTAGCGTAGACCTGACCGATACGGATGTGATCGCCGTCCTCAACCAAGACTTTGGTCAACGCGAAGGCTAAGCCATAAACGTTGTACACATAGCGTTGGAGGAACAGCACGCCGCCCTGCTGGTACGAGACGGGTGTGCCGTCAGGTAACTGAGGAGCCGCGCCGAAACCGTACAGGACGGGTTCTTCGTGGTAGTTTCTTGGGATGCCCATTTGCTCGCGGAACACTGTGCTCCACTCATCGGCTCGTTGGTCATAGATTCCGTCGAAGCATTCGTTGAGGATTGGCTCAACAATCGATCGGAAGTCCGTACTGCGCATTGGAGCTGCCATTTGTCATCTCCCCTTAAATAGCGTTAACAGTTGCGACGAACTGGGGCTTGCTGACTTGGACGCGAACGATCACAAAAGGATCGCCCCAGTTGTTATCTGGGTACGGTGCAATGTCAACAATACGGAACTGACCAGCGTTACCTGAGCCAACGAGTGATGCCGACAGAGTCATCTGTGACAGACCGGTGGTGGTAGAGCCTGCAGTGAAGTTGCTCAAGTTCGCTTCGTTACCGACCGAAGTTTGAGCCATTGTGCCGTCAGTCTGAATTTCGTACACGATCTGTTGATCGTTGTAGAAATAGGCGACGACGCTACCGGCGATTGCAGTAGTGCTTGCAGGCCAGTAGTTAGAGACACGGCGACGACCAGTTGTGTCAGTCCACTCGACGCCTGCGAAGGCACCAGAGACTAAGCCGCTGTTGGTTGTTGTGTCCAGAACTGGCAAGATGACGCCAGCGTTTGGCGAGTACTGAACAGCCTGACCTTTTAAGATTGAGGTGCCGTAGCCCGAGGTGATGCCATTAGCCAATGCTTGTGCGCGTTCCAACCCTGTTGGGAAATACGCAGGTCGCAGGCCAAAAGGTGCAGAGGTTGCACTCATAGGATGCTCCTAAAAAACTGTTAAAGGGATAATGTTTTCGCTTTCTTCAAAGCTACAGGCAAAATCATCTGAAACATGATTTTTAGGACTAAATTTGGTGTGGATACCTGCTTTTTACAAAGCGGGCATCCATATACTGCATATTTTAATACTAATTTTTTAAAAGTAAAGCAAGTTAACTAAAGTGTGGCAATTTCACGTTACTTTCATCTGGCAAGCTGCCCTCGATGCTGCCCGCTGCTTTGCCTGAACGATCGCGCTGGCTCACGAGCTGCTCTTGGTCGACGCGGATCTTGTCTGCCTCGTCCATCGGCTGGAAGTGATGGTGCTCAAGCATGATGTCTTGATAGATGTCCATCGGCATCTTGCAAAGCAGCATCTCGTTGCACATAATGTGCCCAGACTGATCGCCCTCCTTGACCTTGTACATGTCGTAACCCGGCATCTCGTCGGCGCGTACAGGCATGTAACCTAGTGAAAACCGGCGATGAATTGGGTCGTACTGGCTGTTTGTAGCAAGCCAGCACAGGTGAAATCCGGGGATTTCCGGGATGTTTGGCAGCACGGTCTGCTGAAACTCGTTACGCGCACGACGACGCTCGCGCACAATCGGAAAGTTCTCCTCGGGCGCTGCACGCGATGCGTCTTGCTCGGTGCGGTTGTTGCGGCTCTCGCCGGCACTGCGTTTTAAACGGCTATCCATTATGCATTCCTTTTGTTTTCACGGTCATACTTTGCGTAGGATTTGATCATCTTTGCGCGTTGATCGGGGTTATCCCACGCGCCCATGTCCTTAATTGCCTGCACACGATCCGCAGAGAGCCTGAACTCGTTACCGCGCCCAGTTGGTGCAGACTCACGCCCTGAGCCCGTCATGCGTGGGCGTTGGGCAGAACGTTGCGGTGCAGCATTGCCGGTGCGATGCGGCAGGTACTTTGAGACGCGATCATCAAGCTCATCCCAGTAATCGGGCGAAGATGGGTCGTAACCCTCATCTGTGAGCTTTTTGTCCAAGCGCTGAGCGATTTCAGAGTCCATGTCCTTTGCCTGTGGGTCGTACCACGGATTGCGCTCCATCCACTCGGCGGCGTTGCGCTGAACAGACGGATCTGGCACGTTCATCGTGGGCTTAGGTGGCTGCGACATCTGCCGAGTTGCCTGATCCTTGATGTTTTTCAAAGATTCGTGCTTGCGCTGCGACTCGTACATCAGCTCTTGAGCCTTGACGACTGCGTCACCGTCCTGATTGGCAACGGCCTCACGCATTTTCATCTTTGCGTACTCGATCTGCACCTCGGTGTCGTCAATTGCCTTGTCAACACGGGCTAATTCAGCCCCAGAGGTGCGCTTTTCAAGGTGCGCCAAGCGCTCCGAGAGCTGCTGGTTCTGTGTGCGCAGGTTATTGATCAGGTGGCTGGACTCTTTTGTCTTTTCGCGGTGAATAGACTTCTTGAGGCGTCGCTCTTCACGCCGAGCAGCGCGAATTGCCTCACGATCGGGGTCTTTATCAAGTCCGTCGTTGGCTTCAACGTCACCACCCTCTGCCAATTCGGGTTTTTCTTCAGCTTCGGGCGCTTCGCCCTCGGGTAACTGCGCGATCGCGGAGCCGTCTTGCTCCTCGTCAACCTGCATTTCCATTTTTTCTGTTGAGTTCATACGAATTGCCTCATAGTCAAGACTTGGTCAGGGTCAACCTTCGCCCATAACTCAAAATCGTTAAGGATTTGCAGCGAAACTTGGTCTTCTGCGTCGTTTGGGTTAGGTACTGTGAACCGATCGCCTGACCAGCGCGGTACGCGCACGTAGTCGCCGACTTGGCACCAGATGCCCTCGCCCCATTCGGATAAAGTGTCACGATTCTTGAATGCGATCGGGCCAAGTGCTAAGACCTTGCCGATCATTGACTGCGCACGCTCAGTTTCGCGTGTTTCTTCTACCAAGATGATGCCGCCTTTACTTGCTTTTTTGACGCTTTTGAGTTGTAACAACACTCGGGCACCAAGAGGCGTGATGCCGTGCATACACTGCGGGAACGCCTCGTCGAGGGTCTCAAAGTCCTTCATACTCACTCCTAAAAGCGCCATTCGGCACTTGGTTAAAAGCGCCATTCGGCGCGGTTATCCTCGTCTTTCCGAGGCGTCAACTCTAAAGCCGAGTGGTTAGGTCGGTGACCCTTATCAAAAGCCCGACCCCGCTTGCTAAAGGCGTTACAAATCTTCGTCTTTCTCTGTCAAAATCTCGTCAAGTATGTCTAGAGCTTCACCAAGCCCTTGATATGTGCCGACCATGCGGTGATAGGACTCAATATTGATCGCGTAGCCGTCAGCAAGAGACAGCGCTAACTCTAAGCGCCGTTCTTTTAGCTTGCCGATCAGCTCGCTGACTGGGTTAACGACCACGGCCTGCTGCTTTACGCACAGGGATGCCGATAGCGATCGTCAAGCCCATACCCTTCTTAGGCATACCGCCGTTTTTCAGGCTGGCAATCTTTGCGCCCGTTGATTTCATTGGCTCTAGAACGCCGCCTCTTGCTGGCAGATTAGCTGCGCCGCCCTCTGCCATGACTGCGCCGCCCTTGGCGTACTTTTGAATGACTGACTTGCCCTTAGCCATAGGCACAGACTCGCCCATGGCCATGCGTTTGTGTTGTGAAATTGCGTCTGACATGATTAAACTCCTTGAGGTGGTGCTTCAGGTTGGGATTGTTGCGCCATTTGCGCCTGTTGCTGCTGTGCTGCTAATTGTTGTTGCTGTTGTGCTGCGAGTTGTTGACGCTGTGCTTCGTGCTGCTGCTCAAGCGTGAGTAAGTTGATGTCGTGCGTGAGCTCTGCCGCCTTAATCTGCTGGTCGGCAACGTTCTTCTCCTGCTTGGCCTTCGTATCTGCCGCGAGCTTTGCGCCATCAAGCTGTAAACGAGCCTGATCCTCTGCCGCCTTACGGTTAGTCTCGGCCATCTGGGTCTGAACAAGCGCCTGCACTGACGGATCAGTAGGCTGTTGCTGCGCTTTGAGTTGCTGGATGGTCTGGATCATCTGCTGCATGATCGGCACCACACCCGCAAACTGCTGCTGCGTGTCTTGGTGCACGTGCTGCGAGCTCGCTGCAAGCAATTTCTGCGCCTCCTGAATGATGGGTTGCACCTTCAAGATATCAAACTGCTCGCCTAGCGCATTGGATGCGTACCGGTCCATCGAGTTCAGGTACCAGAGCGTTAAGTGCTGCTTTAAGTGCTCAAGCATCGCGGGGATAAACACCGGGGCCATGATAGGACTTGCGCCGTACATAGGGTCCTTGGCGTAGTCCAAGTGAACTTGCATGTGCGCTAAGTGCTCTTGGTTGGGAAACGCGCCCACGGGCTTACCAAGCGTCATGGCGACGTTCTCAAGCGCGGGGTTCATTTCCTTAACGTCTTGCGGATCAGGTAGCACTTCATTGATATCAGGAAGCTTGATCTGCTTAAGAATTCGCTTTTCAACAGCCAGTCGATTGTATAAGTCTGGATTCGCCTGCGCGCGTGCGGCGAGAGCCTGTACTTGTGCATAGCGTTGTGACTCCGCAAAGATGTGGGGATCAGACACTGGTACAACGTCAGAGTTCTTCTCAAAGTCCTTTGAGGTGACGCCTAACTCTTGGCTCATCTCGTCAGGGTTGTCATCCAAGTACCAGCGGTTCAAGCGCCCGATGATCTTGAGCACCCGTGCTTGGCTTGTGTGCAGCCGCGCGTGGATGGATGAGAACACCGCAGCACCCTGCTCGATCAGCGCCTGCGTGGTGCCTACGGGGGCGTTAGAGGTGACGTTAGCGATCTTCTCTTCGGCGGTAGTCACTACACCCTTAGCCGCCGATGTAAGCCAGCCTAAAAGCTGAAACAACACCGCGGAGGGTTGGTTAAACGGCATCGGCATCGCGATCTTTCTCACGTCGTCTACGCCCGGTGCACCCTCAATCTCCGTGACCTGCGTGGGCTCGACAACAATGCTCTGCCCTGAGACCTTGCCGCCCTTGAGCTTAAGCATCGTGGGGGCGTTGTTTATATGAGCAGAATCAAGCAGAGCCCGCAGAGCGCCAGTAAGAGCAGCAGACAGACCGCCAATAAGATGGGGCAAACCAACGGCATACGCACCTCGCCAAGGAATGAATTTGAATTCAACAATCCAGTCGAGCTTTGACATCAACTCGTCGCCGTCTTCCCAGTTACGGTACAAACCCACGACCTCGGACGACAGGTCATCGATCATCAGGATGTAGGGGGCACGCTCGCCCTTGGACTTCTGATCGTCCTCGAGCTCCATCCAAGTGTAGATGTGAAACACACGGCGCACGCCATCAATGTTGTCAGACTCTGACTTGCGACCCTCAATCTTGTTGTTCGCCTTCTCAGGCTTACTCTCCTCAGGCTCTTGGCTCGCACGGTAGATGTCAAGATCGATGTACAGACCTGATGAGACGCGAGCCTCAAAGTCGTCTTGCGTGATGTCGTTGACCTCGGTCACACGGCTCGCGGTGTAAAAGTTCGCCGCGGCAAAGGGCAAGTACACGTTATCGATCGGCAGGAACTCGGCGCACGGACGGCGCTTGCTCTCGTCGTACCAGATCTTCATGTACTGCGAGCCACCAAGTGGAAGTTGGGTGAGGAGTTGTTCCTCCTCGTCACGGTACTCCTCGATCTTCTCGGTCAACTGGTAGTTCATGTAATCGCGCTTGCGCTCGGCGATCATCGTCTTCTGCTCAGTCACCTCACCGAGTATCTTTGAGCGCACCGGACCGTCTGGCGGGAAGAGCTCTTTGATCGCTCGCGCTGCGAAGTCCACGCAGCCCTCGGCCATGATGGGGTGCACGACCTTACTGGCACCCATAAAAGATGCGCCACCGGGGGCGTCTTGCCCAAGTCCCGTGCGACGCAGGCCCTCTTCGTACTGTTTATCACGTCCCTCGCGGGCGTCCTTGTCCTTCTCAACGAGCTCGATGTACTTAGACGCAATGCCCGATAAGTCATACGCACGGATGCTTTCGGCTAAGTTCTCGTAGAAGTCCGGTGAGTCTTCTGGCCCCAGCGTGTCATCATCTAGACGCACAATCGCTGAGCCGTCGTCCTGCTCCTCAACCTCAGGCTGCTTGAACAGGTCGACCTCGGCAACGTCGCCGAACTCGCTGTCTGTGAACTCGTTGTCACCCTGCGCCGCGGGGGCGATGAAGCGACCATAGTCCTGCGGGATTGGCATTTCAGTAGCCATAGTTATTGCCTTTTATTTAATTCGTAACGCATCGCGTCAACATTTGAGGCGAACGACACCTTGCCGCCACGCTTCATGTGAATGCCAGTGCTGAACTCCTTGCGCATCGCAGGAGTGATGTCCATGTAGAACAAAGGCTCGGCCACGCCGTCAGCGTCAACGGTTGTGTTGCCAACATTTGCGCCGTACTTCTTGCCAAACTTCTTGAGGTAGCCGGGGTAAATCTCGTCGTAGTACTTCTTCATGCCCTTGCCGCCAATAACATGGTCAAGGCCTGTAAGCGATTTGAAATTTTCAAAGTAGTCGTCATCAGGTCCCCAACGACCCTTAACCTCTTTAGATACACCACCCTCCTCGTCAACAACTTTTTTTGCAATATCTTTGCCAATAAGACCGAAGAACTCGTCCTCGCTAAGGTACTCCCTTGCGGCGACTTCGCGGCCGTTTTTGATGGCCGACATGCCGTAGGTGCCGTCGGAGTTTTTGTTGTAGTCAAGACGATCGATGCGACTACCCGTGCCAAACCGCTCGGCCACACGCGAACCCGTGGGCAGCGCCACGCGGTCGTAGCCGCCGTCAATCGCGTCTTTAATAGCACGGCGTAACGCGAGCTGGTAGTAGTCGTCCTTGTAGGGTGCCTGTGGCACCTGCTTCTTCTTTAACTCCTCCACGACCTTTGCTATGGTCTGTGCCTCGTCACCTTTTGACTTACCCGCCCAGATTTCCTTACCCCGGGCGTCATATACGGCGACCTCCTCCGGCTTGGTGACGTAGAGGCTCTCGACCGTCCAGCCCTTGGTGTCAATCTCATCGCCCCTGTAGCCGCGCTCACGCCCCTTCTGATGCCAGTCGGACTGCAACTCGTCGACCAGCAGCGTCTTCTTGCCGTCGGTCACGCGGTCGCTCATGCGCAGGTGGGCAAGCACGTTGGGGTCCTCCCAGTGCGATTCGCGGAATTGATTTGCGTATGCTTCCTTTTGAAGCCGCGCTTCTTCGCGCGCTAAGTACGCACTGCGCTCAGCACGCAGCTCGGTTCTTTCACTCTGTAGCTTGCCAAATTCTTCACGATTACCCTCGGCCTTTAGCTGCGCCATGCGCGCGTCTAAGTCATCAATCTCAGCTTGCTTGGGAAACTCGGGCGTGCGGTTCTGTGGCTGACGCTTTAGCTGCTCAATCTCGCGCTCGAGTTTCTCGGCCCTTGTTGAAAGCTGCTTAGCGCTGCTGAGATCGCCCATTGCCGCGTAATCTAGCGCCCCTCTTTTGAGCGCTTCAAGGCTCTGCTCCTTGTAGACCATGTCCTCGCGCTTGCCGCTTGGCAGGTTCAGGGTGACTTCGCGGTGGTTCTCGCCACCGGGTAGTGACCACTGCGCCCACTTCAGGTCGTTGGGCAGCAGGGCGTCATCGACGACCAAGTCCTCGATGTACTTCTTAGCTTCTGCCTCGTTTTTAAACGTTATGCCTAACGTATTGTTTTTGGAATTGGTGATGTACGTCTTACCGTACTCGCTTGAAATCGTGTACGGGTTCGGCAAGTTCTCAGTGACTATCTCGCCGTTTTCATTCTTGCCCCACGTCACGTTTTCTTTTTTGTAGGTCCTGTCGCCCAGTTGTAGTTTATTCTTGGCGATGTAGTCCTGCACCTCGGCGGCCGTAGCGTTGGGCTTGTCCTTCAAGAACGTATCGAGCCCCATCCCGCTGACCTCCTCCGCGCGCACGTTCTCGCCCTTTAATATGTCATTTAGCAACGCCTGCCCGCTGCCAGACTGGCGCTGCAGGTTCAATGCCGCCGCCTCGGTCGGCGAGTAGAACCCCTGCGCGTTGGCGGGGGCGAGCACCTTGGGGGTGACATCCTTGATAGATAGACCCGGCTGCGGCATCGCGCCTGACGCGCTGAGTTCGCGCACCATGTCGTCAACCCTTGTTGCGAACGGCGCAATTGCCTTGGCACCAGCACCAACAAGCTTAGTAGCACCCCTGACGATGGGTGTTGCAAAGCCCGCGACGTCAAGCGCGCGCGGGTCGAGCAGCGGCTCGGTGCTATTGGTCAGGTTGCGAAAGTTTTTGCTGATGACGCTACTACGCACAGGGTTGTCCTCGTCTGCTTCGCGTGCGGTGCCCGTGTAGTCCTGCAACGCGGTGCCGGCGCTCTTGAGCGACTCAGCCAGAATCAGATCCGCGAGGAAGTGCTTGACCGGGTGCTTCTCTGCAGTCGGCGCAATCGCCTCGCTCACGAACTTGCCGGCCCTGTCCATGTAGCCGCCTGCCGTGCCGATAAAGTCTTGTATCGCACTGCGCGGTGTCGCCTGCATGACGGGGCTGCTGGGGTTCTGTTGTTGTGCAATCTCAAAGCGCATACGATCAAGCTCTGACTGGCTGACTTCGCCGCCCTCTGCTTTACCGGGCACAGAGTAGTAGCGATCGCCGTACTTGACGATCTTTGAGCCGCGAGACTCTTCTGCCTCAACAGCCTTACTCCAAGTTGGGTGTTCTGCACCCTTGAGCATGACGTAGCTGTCCTCGGGCAAGCCGTGCAGCTTACGCTCGCTTTCTGACGTCGGCGCAACCGAGCCCCAATGACCGTTGTCCCCTTGTCCCATGCCGTAAGCGCGAGCCGTCTGGTAGTCGTAGTCAGACCCCTGTGGGTTAAATACACCACCGCCGTCTGCGTACCTGCGGTTCGGCACAAACGTGCCGGTGCTTGGCGTCATGCTGTTCACGCCCGGCATCGACTTCGTGTAGTACTCGCGCTGCGCCTCAGGTGTGGGGAAGAGCGCCCTGCCCTCGGGTGTGTTGATGAAGTCACCGCCCGCTGCGTTAACCTCATGCGCCCGAGCGTTGATGTTCGCCCAGACTTCCTTCATGTTCTCATAACGATTATCAGATGGCAGCACGCTTTGTTGCGTTGCAGCGGGCAACCCTTGCGCACGCTGCATGACTTGGCGGTCGCGCTCAAGGTTAACGTTCGCGCCCTTGCCGAGCTGCAGCGTGTGCGTGAGCTCATGCGGGATCGTGTTCTTCACGTCCTCGAGTTTCTGCATCACCGCGATGTTCGGCTCCTTGAACTTCACGTAGCCTGCGTCGCTGCCCGCTCCGATGTCAAAGCGAAGTTGCGAATCAAAGTACGGGTTCAACGACTCGAGGTAGCGATTAGCGTCGGGCGTCTTCTTGGCGGCCTGCATCAGGTGATATGCCTGCAAGCTCAGCGGCGTCGCATCCTTGGGTGGGTATGGTGCTTCGTAGCGCGCAGGGTTCTTGCCGATCTCAGCAACGAGCTCGCGCACCGTCGGGATGGCCGGCTTAGGCTGGGGCTTGAGGCTCATGATGTCGTCATCGGCCTTGCCGCCGTCCTTAAACTTGGGCAACTTCAGGTGCTCCATCGCCGAGGTCAAGTCGTCGGCCGGGAAAGCCCCAGTTTTCAAGCCCTTGTGGTAGTCCTCAACGCGACGAATCATCTCGTCGGTGACAAGCTCCGAGATATTCTCGTTGCGTTTGCCCAACGCCTCGTTTGCTAACGCTGCAATCTGCTCATTTGTCTGCGGCCCGTTCTTCCAAGTTGGTGCCAGCGATCTAGCTCGCATCTGTTGTGCAATCGGAGTGAATGCCTCGTTTAGCAGGATGGGTACCGGCGTGTTGGGGATTGAGCCCCCGTAAAGTCCGTCCCATTCGTGCGAGTACGTTCTGTTATTGGAAAGCCGCAACCCCGCGCCGGGTTGCACGTCAATCAGAGTGTGCCCTGCATAGTAAGGTGCCACGCCTAGCAGATTTGGATCGCGAAATGCGGCCAGTGCGTCCAGCGGGTTAATGCCTGTCAGCTCCTGCCACCGCTTGCCGGTCTGCATCTTATCTAAAAATTCTTTGCGGAAATTTGGATTCTCTCTGATGTACTGGTCGACCGCGGGGTCGTCGAAGTTGGGGGCGTCGGCAAACGGCTTCTTACCCTTGACCGTCGTGCTACGCAGGCTGTCGGAAAGGTCTTGGAAGTCTTTTGGCGTTGCGTTCGCGTTGAAGTAACTACGGTACAACTCGGTTACCGGCATTGCAAAGTTGACCGAGGTGTCACCCATCGTGAAGGGTGAGGCAACCACTTCACCGGTGCCGCCTCGGGCTGCGCCCTCACGCGACGCGATATCAAATCGATTCTGCACGCGCTTAGCAATCCCTTCGTTGGATGCGCCCCCAATCCGTTGCTTCATGTGTTCCAAGTCGCGCACATAGGGTTGACCACCGTGGCTGATCACTTCGTCAGGCACCTTCAAGCCCGACACCTCCATGATCTGCTGGTTGCGGTGCATCACGTCCCACGGGTTGACGTTGAGCATCGCGCCCAGCTTGGTCTCAAGGCTGACGGGCTGCACGGGTGCGAGGCCGCCTAGGTCTTTGATTTTAAAATCAGGTACGTGCGATGGTGCCCCGGTCACCACCTTCTTGGCTACTTTGCGCGCGCCACCGCCAGCCATACGAGCGATACCGCCCCCGGCCATGCGCTGCGGCTGGCTCATCAGCGCATACTTGGCAAGATCAAGGTCAAGCATTCGCGCGGCCTGTGGATCAGTGACCGTGTTCTTAATCGCCTCTTCGGCCACTGAGTCAACCATCCCGCCGTCGGCATACTTGAAGTCTTCCTTCTTGCCGTACACGGGGTTCTTCACCAGCACGAGCGGGCCGATCTGCAGCGCCTCGTCGGCGCTCGTGACGGGCTGCATAGTCGCGCGGTCGTAGAAGTACGAGTGCCGCTCGGGATCCATGCCCACCTGACGCCACTCGGGGCTCTTCAGGTACTCCTTTGCACGCTCGATGGCTTCCTGCTCGCTGATCTTGTTCCAGTCGCCCTTGATCGTTGCGATCGTGCCCTTGGGCTTACCGCTCGCGATGGCCAGCGCGGCCTTCTCGGACATGCCGAACTGCGGGTTAAGCACGCTTGCCACGCTCTCGTGCCCGATGCTCTTGCCAGCCCCAAAGCCGGGTTCCTGCTCGTGCACGGTGGGCACCCAGACGCCGTGGTTGCTGTACGACGGGATGTCAAGGCGCAGTCCGACCGGGTGGCCTTGCTCCAGCGTCTGCGATGGCAGGCCGTAGCGCTCGCGCTTATCGGCCGTGAGTGCGCCGGTGGCCTCCTCGCGCGTGGCGGGTGTAGGCACTGTGGCGTAGGGCGTGACGGGCTTGTACTCGTTGACCAGCGCGTCGTACTCGGATGCCGAGAGCTCGCCGCCGATGAGCTTGTTGGCCGCATCTTGCAGCTCAGGCGTGCGCTGAGTCACGTCCTTGTAGTTCATGTCAATGCGGCTGGTGACGGCCTTGGCAGCCTTCTTGACTAGACTGCCGCCGGCCATGTGCACGGCACCGCCCTTGTTGTAGTCATCGACGGGCTTGATCAGGGCGCTCTCAGGTAGCTGGTACTCATGCCACTCGTCAGGCCCAACAACGTGGCGAACCCGGTAGCCGGGCTCCCACGGCGTGTAGACCGTCTTGCCGAACTCGTCCTTTTGAAACATGTAAGGCTTGTCTTCCCGCATGACCGCCCGTCGAAACGGCATCGATGCCAGTATCTCGTGGGGCGCTTGTTCCTTGTCCAGCGTGTGCTGACTGTGCACATACTGTTTGGGCTGATACTTGAACGTCATCGAGTCGGCCAAGTTTTGCTTGTCACGCACGCGCTCGTTAATCCGATCGCCCAGCGAAGTATGAAAGTCCTGCAGGTCTGTCAGCGGCTTGGCCGCGGTAACGGGCGGCTTCATGCCCGCAGAAGCGGCGACACGCCCCAGAAGGTCGGACACCTCAGTCTCAGGCGCTGTGCGGGTTGTGTTGTTGGCCGCGGCCACCATCTCTTGGATCGCATTCAGCGGCGCAGGCTTAGGCAAGATGGCCTTGACCAACTTCTTACCACCACCGCCGCCGGCCATGTGCACGGCACCGCCTTTGTTGTAGTCGCGCATCGCTCGCACCAAGTCCTCATGTGTAGTCTCTGTGTTGCCAATCTTGTCCCAGACCGCGTGGTGGCCGAGGTGCTGGTAGAAGGGGTTGAGGCTTGGGTCAAGCTTAAGACCAAGCGCCTCTTGGCGTGCGCTCAGGCGATCGACGAGCTCGCGCCCACCTGCACCGCCCCCGCGGTTCTGGATTGAGCCCAGCCCGACTGGGGGCGTGGTGCCGTGCAGGTTGAGCTGACGCGCGTCCAGCGTGGGCACGTCGCCCCGGCCGAGCAGCGAGCCAACAAAGCCTGACTTGGCGGCCGCGATGCCGCGCAATTCGTCGGTGTAGTTGCGCCAGTCGCCGAGCGAACCGGTCACGCGGGTATTGAGGTCGGTGGCCATGCCGGGCAGGTTCTGCGCCGCCCACTCCATCTTGGCCACCTGATCGTTCTGCTTGCCAAAGGGCGCGAACGCCGCTTGGATTTCTTTGAGCGCCTTGGAATCGAGCTCGCCGCGCTCGGCCATGTCGAGGTAGCGCTGCCCTAAGGGCGAGCCCAGCCACTCGGCAAAGGCACCCTCGGGGCGCACTTCGCCCCCGGTGTCGGGCAGCTTCAAGCCGCGCTTAGTCGCCGTCGCGTGCGACAGGCCGCCGCGCCCGATCGATGATTGCGTGATGGTGTAGGCCTTGATGAGGTCGCGGGCGTTAAGGTCGCCGGCCTCGGCGCGCTTGAGCTGGTCGGCCATAAAGCCGCCGTAGCCGCCTTGAATGTAGTCGGGTACTTCCTTGAGCTTGAGCTCCTTGTCGACGTCAGCAAGCGCCCGCCACTTCCAGTCTTCCACCTTCGTGGTAATGGGATCGATAAAACCCTTGACTGCTCGTTTAATACGGCTCATGGTTTACCTATGCTGCATAGGGGTTGTCGCGCTTGGGGCGGTCGTCGTCGGCGTAGTATAGGTCAGGGTCGGCGACCGGGTCAATGTTTACGAAGCCCATGTCGCGCAGCACCCTGAGCGCCTGACTGAGCGCGTCGACGTAGTCGTCGTGCTTGCTGTCGGGGAAGCTGCAGACTTGGCTTAGGAACGCGTCGCACCAGTCACGCGCGCAGCCCGGGTTGACCGTCGACTCGGGCAGGTAGACGCGACCGCGTGCGATCAGCGGGCTCACGATGTTTAGCCGCATGGTCTTGTCGGCGTTGCCCGGGTTGTAAGAGCGCACAGGCAGCCCGGCGCGCTGTAAGTCCTGCAGCAGCACGATGCCGGCCGACTTGTCCTCGATCAGGATCAGGTCGACCTTCTTGCCGTTGCCAAATTCGTTCTCGTCGCCGTAGATCTCCTCGCTCTCCGAGATCACCTTGGGGCGCAGCTCGGGGTACTGGATGCGCTCGCTCCAGCAGTCGATCAGCATGACGCTCATGCCCTTGTCCTCGCTCGGCTTAAACACGCCAAGCACCACACACGCCGTGGGATCGGCCGCCGTGCGGGTGCTGGTCGCGCAGTCATATGACTGCACCACGTACTCGAACTGGGGCAGGGGCTTCTCAGCACCCCAGAGCTTGAACCACGCGCGCTTGACGATGCCGGTGTCCTCGCTCGAGAGGATCGAGGCGTGGATCTCTTGATCGCCCAGACGCGTGCCCTCATACTGCAGGATCTGGTCGCGAAAGCTGGGGGCGAGGTTGTCAAGGTTGGCGTAGGTCGACGCGGTGGTCAGGTATACGTCCTCGCCGTCACGGTCGGCCAGCGCGCTGATCAGGTCCTTGGGGCGCGGCGTGGTCGACGCGATGATGGTCGTGCGCTTGCCCAGCCGCACGCCGAACTGAATCTGATCCCACGCGTCGTCAAGGTACTCCCACGCGGCCAGCTCGTCGAGCCACGCGCCGTGAAACTGCGGGCCGCGGAACCGCTCGGGCTCGGATGCGGGTATACCCTTGATTAGGCTACCGTTGGTTAAAACGATCTCAGAGAGGCTCTTGTTGTAGTCGGCAAGCAAGAGCTTAGGCATCACGTTCAGGATGCCGCTATCGCCCTCAAAGCAGGTCGCACGCACGTCACCCGATGTGGGGGCGGATACCAGCCAGCGCGTGTTAGGTTGGGTCCACGCCCACCACCAGACCTGCTCGGCCGCGGTGCGCGTCTTGCCAGCGCCGCGGCCGGCCAGCAGCAGCCAGATCGACCACCAGTCGCCGGCCGGCAGGATCTGATGCGCGTGGGCCTTCTTAAGCCACGCGACGCGGGCCTCAAAGGCCGCGCGGTGTTCGGGTGGGTATGCGGCGTACTCGCGCTGAAACGCGGGATCGAGCAGCCTCTTGGCCAGACTACTTGCCATCTTGGCGCTCGGTCTGCAGGCCGTCGGCCAGCGAGATGAGCGTCTCGGGGGTAAATGCCAACGTGAGCGGGTTCTCGGCCTCGCCGACCAGCACTTGGCGATCGCCGTAGCGCTTGGGGCACCAGCTCTTGAGCAGGCGCAGTCGCAGCTCAACGCGGTTCTTTTGCCACTGGACGAACGCGCTGTCACGCCGACCGCCCCCTTCGCCGGTGATCCGCTCGGGTTCCTCGTCGATGATTCTGATGGTGTCTTCGGCCAAAACGTCGAAGCCTGCATCTCTCGCGCGCGCGTACATTTCTCCGAACTCGGGCAGGTCGGTCACCCAGTGCTGCACGGTAGAGCGCTTTGGCATGTTTGGCGACTGCAAAATACTCACCAGCGTCTCACCCATCGACAAGCGCTCGCAGATGTGCGACGCGAGCTCGTGCGTGTACAGACTCCCCGATCCCTTAGGCCTTCCCATAGCTAACCTCCGATTATTCTCGCGATTTTATACCAGTGTTGTATTTTTGCATTAGGGTTTCCGATAATAAAATAAATGTTTACATTGTCAACAAAGGGGCTCATACTGAACGCAGTACCAGTAAACAACACGACAAACACGGAGCTCCAAATGAACGCAAATATGAAACGCTACGACGACTTACTAGAACAGGCCGCAAAGATCGGCAGCTACGAGAATCGCCGCTCGGTTGAATACATTTTAGGCGAAGCAGCTGAAAACGCAGGCGCGACCGTTAACGTTGAAAAGGCGCTCCCTGTTAGCGATTGGGAATACGTGTTTATCGGTAGCGTTGCAACTCTTCTGTGCACCGGTGAGTACAACAAAACTGTTTGCAAGTGGTTCGCCACACGCGGTATCACGTTTTAAATCACACACGGAAAACACCATGAACACAATTAACGTCGTCAAAGCAGCGCTTGCAGTAACCGCTCAAGCGCACTGGGAAAAGGCCACCGACAAGTGGGTCATCGAGGGCGATTACGGCTACATCAGCAGCTTCGCGTCGTTCAAAAAGGCAATGGCCTTTGCCAAAGAAGAGGCTGCTGTCGCCAACGCGATGGGCCGCCCAACCGACATCCAAGTCAACCTTTAAACACGGAAAACACCATGAAACACTACACAGACTACTTTGACGGCTACTTAGCAGACAGATTTTTTTGTGCTCAAGTTGCTAATAGCTACTACTGGTTTGAGACATACGACGATGTTCTCGCTTTTAAAAAGTCAGATGCTTTTGACCCACGCATGAACATCAGCACACCTGCAAATTCACACAAGTAATCACACACGGAGTCACACCATGAACATCAAAATGTCTGCCCCCACCGCCTTTCGCTCACAGAGCCCACTTGACAACGCAATGATCGCGCGCTACGCGCCCTCTGTCTTCGCTCAGGAAGCCCACGACAGCCGTGGTGAGCGCTACGCCTTCATCCCAACCAGTGACGTGCTCGACGGCCTGCGCGCTGAGGGCTTTGAGCCCTACGAGGTTCGCCAGACTCGCGTGCGCGACCTCAACAAGCGCGAACACACCAAGCACCTACTGCGCCTGCGCCACCCCACGGCGCTCAAGAACGACGAGGGCTGTGGTGAGATCATCCTGCTGAACTCGCACGACGGCACGAGCTCGTTCCAGTTGATGTCGGGGTTCTTTCGCATGGTGTGCGCCAACGGCATCATCGCCGGCGACGTGGCCGCAGACTGCCGCGTGCGTCACACCGGCCGCGTGGTTGACGACGTGGTGGATGCGTCCTACCGCGTGATTGACGAGCTCAACAGTGTGGGCTCGCGCATCAACGACTACAAGGCCGTCGCGATGGACCGCCCCCACCAAGAGCTCTTCGCACGCGCCGCGTTGGCACTGCGCTACGACGACGGTGCCGCGCCCATCACCTCGGAGCGCCTGCTCACCCTGCGCCGCTGGGACGACAACAAGGACAACCTCTGGACGACGTTTAACCGCGTGCAGGAGAACATGATCAAGGGCGGCGTGCAGGGTCGCACAGCTAACGGTCGCAACATGTCAACGCGTGCCGTGGGTGGCGTAACCGAGAACGTCAAGTTGAACAAGGCACTCTGGACGCTGGCCGACGAGTACGCCAAGCTCGCGGCGTAAAAACAACAGGGGCGCAGGCCCCATTTGCATCAAATAACTTTACAATGTAAACTGTAGTCTCAGTACCTCAACACGACAAACACGGAGCCTTAAAAATGAACTTCACCCCCTCAGCAGTCGACCAACTCGGCCTCCTCCTCGCCCAAATCGCCGACCTCACCAAGCAGGCCGACGCCATCAAGAAAGTTGTCAAAGAACGCGGTGCCGACGGCAACCTCGAAGTTGACGCAGACGGCGTCGCGTTCGCAGAAGGCGCATTGTTTCGCGCGACCTACAGCGAATTCAACAGCACCATCTTCGACAAAGAAAAGTTCGTCAAGCAGTTCGGCGAGCCCGAGTACCTGAAGTGGACTAAGCAGTCTGCCTCGTTCCAAGTCCGCGTCAAAGCCCGCAAGTAAACTCACCAGCCCCCTCGGGGGCTCAAGGAACCCAACATGACCTACCAACAACTTCTTGCGTCCTACCCCGACGACCTCGCCAAGCACGCAGTGTGCACAGGCTGGAACGCGGCCAACACCGTCATGATGAACGCGATCATGGACCAGATCACCGTCGCCACCGAGACCGGGAACTACTCGACCGCCTCGACGCTTTTCAAACTGCTTGACAACCTGCAGTCCACGCTCGCCATCAAGCGGGTCTAACCATCGCACGCAGCAACTCGACCTGCGTCGTGCTCTTTTCCCCCAGCCGCGCCAACACCACCTCATCTGTCGTACCCGCCACAACGAGGTGGTGGATAAAAACCGGCCTTGTCTGACCCTGACGGTGCAACCTCCCACAAGCCTGAATGTACTGCCCAAGGCTTGCCGGGAGTGTGAACCACACCGCGATACTCCCCCCATGCTGCAGGTTCAAGCCCGCCCCGCACGAGTCAGGGTGCGCCAAGGCGACCTTCTGCAAGCCGGCGTTCCACCTGTCAACGTCCAGCAGCTCCGCACCCGTGGCGGCCTGTATGCGCTCGATCTCGTGCCTGTAGCCGTAGAACACCAGCACCGGGTTGCCGTTGGCACCCTCAATCACGTCCTGCAGGCCTGCAAGCTTCACGTTGGAGAACACGTGCACGGCCTTGTCCTCGTCGTAGATCGCCCCGCCCGAGAGCTGGTGAAGCTTGCCCCAGAGCACCGCGGCGTTAGCCGCCGTGATCGGTTCACCGTTTGAGATGGGCAGGAGCGCATCGCGTCTGAGCTGCTCGTAGACCCTGAGCTCACCGGGCAGCATCTCGACCACCGTGTTGCTGTCAACACGCTCAGGCATGTCCAAGTAATCCTCAGCCCGCATGGCCACCGTGATGTCCTTGACCCTTGCGTGTATCTCCTTTTCTGCGTTAGGCCGGGGTGCGAGGTTCCAGCCCATGTAGTCGCCAACAAAGAACGCGTTGGTGTAGCCCGTGTAGGTCTTGCCCAACCTCTCGCCCCTGTCAGCCAAGTAGCACTGGCTCCAGAGCCCCAGCAAGCCCTCTGAGGCCGGTGTGGCACTCAGGAGTATCACCCGGTCAAACTTAACGCGCCTAAGCGCCTTAAAACGCGCCGTGGACGGGCTCTTGAACCCCTGACTCTCGTCCACCACCAAAACATTGAACGGCCAGCGGTCCTTGAGCTCGTCCACCAGCCACTTCACGTTGTCTCGCCCGATCACCTTGACCGCGCACGGTGTCCTGAGCGCCCTTAGTCGCTGCGCTGGGTTGCCCTTGATCACCAGCATCGGCATCTTGGGTGCCCAAAGATCGCGCTCGGCCTCCCACACGTGCTCAGAAACACGCTTAGGAGCCACGATCAGCACTTGGATAGGCTCACCCCTTGCCTTCATCATCCGAAGCGCCTGCAGGGTCGCTGCGGTCTTGCCCAGCCCCACCTCCGACCA